CACCCAATTTTTGTGCAAAATGTCAATAGACACAACATATAGTGCCCACACCCCATGGGGTAGGGGAGTATAGCAATTTTTACAATGTATATAGCAACATATACAATTTGCTGTGTGGTATAATATAGACAACGAAAAAAAAAACACACAGAAAGTAGGGTTGACGAATGAACAGCTTATTCAATTCTGTATTAGAAACTGCCTCATTGTTTAAAAACTGTGATGGCCATTCGCAAAGTACAATATTAAGAGAAGAGTGTGCAGAACTCATTGTAGCTTTATCGCATTTTGAAAGAAACCGAGGGGGGTCTTTTAATGAGATATTAGAGGAACTATCGCATGTTCTTATATCCTGTTTTGCATTTATAATTTGTGCAGATATTCCAGTGGAGGAGCTTACGGTGGAAGTAGATAAAAAATACAATAAGTATCATTGTGAAAGCGAGGTGAAAAAACCATGAAAGAAATTAAGATTACAATCACTATAACCGATGATAACATCGCTATGCATTGTGAGAATGTACAAGCCATGACCGAAGATGACATCATTGACATCAACAAGATGCTAGGCGGTCTCGCTACGACTTCAAGTATTTTACAGGAAGGAGACCCCAACAAATGGAAATGCGTAGATTTATTATCGAGATACACCCGGACGGCACGTTGACGTGCTGCGAGTATGAGGACCCTAAAGAATCCTTCCGGGCCGCCACTGAACGTGCGTGGCTGGCCGGTTATCGGCAAGCACTCAAGCATTGCGACGAGCAGGTGAACACGCTTAAGGGTTACAAAGGCACTTGCCGATCATCCGATCTCGTGTACCAGGGGGCCGAATCCGTTCGCTATGTGGTGTTATCGGCCTATCGTAAATACCTTAACACAAAAAAATAAGTCGAAACGGTCCTCGGGGCCGTCTATCGGGGCCGCCCGCCCGGTATTGATAATGACAGGGCACATATTGAAAGGAGTTTGTATTATGTCTGAAGCAATGATGAAGTCTGAAAACAATGGCGCGATGATGGTATCCGATGTGATGAACACCGGCGTTGGGTACACAGACATGAATCTTTCTGACCGCTCTGCCGCGGTTGCATTCTACAATGCGACCAGCAACCCCGCCAACAAGCTAAAGGAGCATGTCAATGAGGTTCTGTCTCTGGTTCATGTCTCTGTGGAGTGCGTGGAGGTCAGCAAGGACGACGTTCCCGAGGGCAAAACGATTGCCCCTCGTGTCGTCCTCATTACCGAGGACGGGCAGTCGTATGCCTGTGTCTCCGTTGGCGTGTATCAGTCTTTGAAGCGTATGTTTACGCTGCTCGGTACCCCGGATACGTGGACGGAGCCTGTGAAGATCAAACCTGTGTTGATCAGCACCAAAAAAGGGCAGGTTTTGTCTTTGAATCTGGTTTAACCTGTGGCCGCCGCACCTGCGGCGGCCTTATTTATTATAGGAGGCCCCATGAAAAGTAAAGATAACAGAGTATCCTTGCTGAACTGTGATGACTCCATGATATATCTCGCATCTGCCATTGTATACAGTGGAGTCACAAACAAAGATGTCAATTTTTTCCGTTCTGAATGGGCCAAAATCATTTTCAACGGTCTCGGCATTGAAGCAGACCCCCTCGACTGGTATTATATGATCTTAGATAGGAAGGAGAGACAGAAGCATGGCAGTAGGCGCAGCTAAAGCAAGCGCGACCCTCAAATACAGTTCCGAGCTATACACCCCCTATGCCTTGGAGTCTTGGCCCGATAATCAAATGCGCAAAGAGTATACCCGATTGCGTGACATTGCACAAAAACGTATTAAGCGCTTATCAAAAGACCCCATCAGCGGCACCAGCGATGTTTATAAAGAATTTGCCGGAGGTTTTCCGACTCTAAAGGCAATGCGCGGAGACCGTAAAGCATTGGAGCAGGCCCTAGCGGATGTAGCGCGTTTTGTGCGCTCCAAAGGCTCCACCGTGGGCGGGGCGCGTGCCGAATTTGAGCGCAAAATGAAAGTCGGTGGTATTGACATAGCAGACGTGCCCAAAGATCAATACACGGCCCTATCGGAATGGTGGGAGATCGTTAAAGCGTCGGGCGTGTACTACTATCCGTCTGACCAACCGGTCATGTACTGGCGCGAGAAAGGCGGCTACAACGTCAGTATCGACGATTTTGCAAAGTGGCAGCAAGGTGAGGTCAACTATGGTAAAGAGTGGGACTACAGCGACGGCAGCAGTTCCGCCGACCTGCGCGGAGGTTTTGGCGGAGGCTTGTAGTTATAACCCGGTCCCCTGGCTTATGGAGCATCTGGACAGAAAGCACACAAAAGGCAAAAAGCGCAAAACAAACAAAAAACGATTGTATGTGGATATGCCTTGCGCGTTTGATATTGAGACTAGCCGCGTGTGTGTTGATGCTGACGATAACCCCCACACCATTATGTATATATGGCAATGTCAACTAGGTTTGGATATTACCATTATCGGCAGGACGTGGGACGAGTGGTTAAACTTCACAAACACAATTAGCGATTACTTGCAAGCAAATAGCGGGCCACAAGGCAACTGGTATTTGTGCATGTACGTCCATAACCTTGCCCACGAATTCCAATATTTGTCGGGTGTTCTGGATTTTGGCCCGGGTGATGTGTTCGCCAGCAAGCCTCGCAGGGTCTTAAAATGTGACAACCGCGCTATCGAATATCGGTGCAGTATGAGACACAGCAACCTGTCCCTTGATGCTTGGGGCAAGCAGCTGGGTGCACCTCATGCTAAATTGACGGGTGCTCTTGACTATTCAAAAGTGCGGTATCCCTGGACTCCCCTGACATCTACAGAATTAGCGTATTGTGTCAATGATGTCCGGTGTATTGTAGAGTGCTTGTTAATTGAGATGAAGCGAGACGGCGACGACCTGTATACGTTACCATTAACTCGTACCGGCTATGTCAGACGGATGGCCCGTGAAGCTATGTACAAATGGGGCATTAAACGGGTTAAGCGTTTACTGCCGTCGTGGGAACTATATCAAATGCTTCGTGAGGCATTCCGAGGCGGTGACACCCACGCCAACCGGTATTATGTTGGGCTCCATCTGGAAAATGTCGGTTCTGTGGATATGTCTAGCGCATATCCCGCGGTACAATGCGAATGCTATTTTCCGATGACTCCATTTAGGCAGGAGCCAGCCACCGTCGGGCGGCTGATGCAATGTATGCGGCACGGCAAGGCGTGTTTGATGCGATTGCAAGTAAAAGGTTTGCGCCAACGTTTCAAGTGGTGGGGTTTTCCATATATCCCTCTTGCGAAGGTTCGGCACTGTGAAGGATACACTAACGACAATGGCCGATTGCTGTCTGCCGATCATTTTGAAATCACCATTACAGATATAGATTTTAGAATCATTGCCAAAGAATATGATTGGGACGCCCTTAACGTTCTGGACCTTTACACTTCTGATTATGGCAAATTGCCTAAACCGTTAACGGATTGCGTCAAAGAGAGTTACACCGGCAAGACATCCCTTAAAGGTGTAGCCGGTCAAGATTTGTATTATGTTAAGGCAAAGGGCGATCTTAACAGCTATTATGGTATGACCGCACAGGACCCCCTGCAGCTGGACACACTTTTTGACGAGGACGACCCCGACAATCTCTGGAGCGAATGCACCGACGACCCAGAGGGCAGTTATAACGATCACCGCCCCCATCTGTTTTTGCCTTACCAATGGGGCGTATGGACCACGGCCCACACGCGCAAGCGCCTAAAAATAGCGCAATGGGCCGCGGGCAAGAATGGCGTGTACTGCGACACCGACAGTGTCAAATACATGGGCAATATTGATTTAACGGAGTTCAACAAAGCCGTAAAGCAGCTCGCAAAAGACAATGGCGCATGTGCCACCGACCCAAAAGGCAACACTCATTATATGGGCGTCTATGAGCAGGAGCGCAGCTATGCGGAGTTTATGACGTGGGGCGCAAAAAAATACGCAACTACCTATAAAAAAGGCGGGCCGATCACTACCACTATAGCAGGAGTCAGCAAGCGAAAAGGCGGTTTAGAGCTGGCCCTGTGGGGTGGTTTTGAGGTATTCAAGCCCGGGTTCACTTTTTGTCTTGCCGCCGGAAATCAGGTTATTTATAATGATCGTCCAAACGTGCCGGATTTTGTGGTAGATGGACATACAGTCCACATCACCCGCAATTTGTGTATTTGTGATAATACCTATACACTCGGCATCACGGACGAGTATGCAAAGATACTCGGGTATAAGATCATGGAGGTTACATAATGAACAACGCATTGTTTACAAGCAAAACGGGACTGTGGGAAACTCCACAAGAATTTTTCGACAAGCTAAACCGGGAGTTCGATTTCACATTAGACGCTTGTGCGACACCAGAGAATGCCAAGTGTATAAACTTTTATTCTCCAGAGCAAGACGGCCTAAGCATGCCGTGGAATGGGCGCGTTTGGTGCAATCCGCCGTATGGCAGACAGGTTGGCCAGTGGGTCAAAAAAGCGTATATGAGCGCACAGACCGGAGCCCTTGTGGTGATGCTGCTGCCCGCTAGAACCGACACCGCATGGTTCCACGATTATATTTACCGGAGAGCGGAGATCCGTTTTGTTAGAGGAAGACTAAAGTTTGGAGGAAGCAGAAACAGTGCTCCATTCCCTTCCATGGTATGTGTTTTTAGGGGGGAGACAAGATGATTAAACTTTACACCGAAGACGGTTGGCCTAATTTCTCCGAGGATGACGGCATCTTGTCCACCGGAGCACCCATCATTTTTATATGGGGCGGACGTGGTACCGGCAAGACCTATGGAGCGCTAAAGCACGTCCACCAGACCGAGGAGGAATTTCTGTATTTGCGCCGTACATCGCAGCAGGCAGAACTTATATGCGCCTCGCCCAGCATGTGGCCATGGTCTCCATTGAACGACGATTTGCAAACACATTATGCCCCGTTTAAAATACCTAAAATAGCGGGACTGTATGAAGTGGGCAACGCAGGGGCCTACACTGATACAGGTTCTCCCATAAAACCGGCGCAGATGGCGGGCGTCGTGGGGAGCGTCGTCACCCTTGCCCGGACCCGTGGTTTTTCAAGTCCCCACACCAATATAATTATCTTGGATGAATACCAGAAAGAAGAGTCAGACTATTACAGGCGCGGTGAGGGCGTGGGCCTTGCTAATATTTATGAGACAGTCAACCGTAACCGAGAATTAAAAGGGCAAAAGCCCTTGACGCTGCTGTGTATGTCAAACGCGGTGGGCATGGCAAACCCCTATTATATGCAATGGGAAATTACAGACACAGTCGAAAAGATGATCGGGAAGAAAGAGCGCGTTAAGTTGCTTGCTGATAAAGGCATTCTTTTGATTGATCTTGTGGATAGCCCTATTGCAAAGGAAAAAGCAAATACGGCCCTCTATAGGTCCATGAGCGGCACAGACTTTTACAGATCAGCTATTGAGAACCAGTACAGCGCCGAAGAAAAGAGTCTGGTTGTGTCCCGGCCCTTGCGTGAATACTACCCGCTTGTACAAATTGGCCGGTGCTGCATCTATGAGCACAAAAGCAAGCCGTTATATTATGTATGCCGCCACAGGTCTGGCGAGATGCCCACCTATGGCACTGGCGACTATGAGCGAAAACGTTTTAGGGCCGCGTATGGGTACATCTGGCCCGCGTACTTGCAGCGGCAACTTGAATTTGAGCGGTACTCGGATGAAATTTTCTTCCGTGAGTATTGCGGTACTTGATTTTTTTACACAGCTAATATATACTAAAGATAATCCCCGGTGCCCACAGGCAGCCCCCAGAAGGGGCGGGCAAGCGTCAGCCAGCGCAAGAACCGGGGATTTATTTGTATCTGTAAGGAGGTGCGCAAATGGATGCTAATACTGTGATTCAGGCTATTTCTAACGTGGGGTTTCCTATCGCTGCTTTTCTGCTGATGTGGTATCAGTGTAATACTGTTGTGAAGGAAAATACTGCGGCTATCACCGAAATGAGGCTCGCTCTGGACGAGATCAAGAAGGAGCGCTAACTTATGGGTTGCTATATCATTTTTGCCCAGTCAATCACAAACGAACGCGCGTTTCTGCTGGCTGATTTGTGCGCTCGTTTGGATGTCGCCTATTATAGCGACTGGGCCAACGTCACCCACACGCGGCAGTGTTGCGCAGTGGGTCCAGTCACAAAAGGAGACAAAGACCAAGTTATTAAATGCTTGGCGCATGACACATACGTCGTAATGGAGGCGACTGAAGTTGAAAATCAGTGAAAAAGCGGCCCTTGCTATGGCCGGATACACAAAATCAGAGATTGAAGCTATGGAGAAGCCCGTGCAGCAGCCCGTGCAGCAGCCCGTGCAGCAGCCCGTGCAGCAGCCCGTGCCGAAGCCCGCGCAGCAGCCCGCGCAGCAGTACGATGGCCTTGAGACCCTTCTACAGCAGCTTTTGCAGGGTCAGCAGACTACCGCGCAAGCAATGCAGACAATGACACAGACGTTACAGGCGAACGCGCTGGGCCTTGGCATCCAGCAGCAGCCGACGGCAGATGCCGCCACTGTGACGGCCCGAATTATCGACCCGACTTATGGAACGGAGGTGAAGTGAGATGCCCATGGGAATGGATTTTGCGGACATTGCCACAATTTTGACCGAGATCAACAAACTGGCCACGGGCCAGACACCGACGTCGCCCATCGTGGACACGTCTAGTTTCGTTTCCGTGGCGCAGGCCACTTTGCTGACCGGCACCGACAACTACACCAAAGCGATCAGTCAGGTGCTTGGCCGTACCATTTTTGCCGTCCGCCCCTACGATGCCCCGCTGAAGCGCTTGCAGGTCACGGGCGACGACTGGTCGAACCATGTGCGGAAGATCAATTTCTGCGACAGCGACCCCGTCACCGACAAGGCGTGGGCGCTGAAGGACGGCCAGAGCGTGGACATGTACGAAGTCCACAAGCCCAAAGTCCTCCAGACAAACTACTACGGCCAGACCAATTACAGCCGCGTGTATACCCAGGCAGACACCCAGATGGAGGCGGCATTCAAGGGCCCCGAGGAACTGGCGCAGTTCTGGTCTTCGTTCGTGCTGCATCTGTCGAACCAGATTGAGGCTGACCGACGCAACCTCGCCAACAACCTGATGGCCAACCATCTGACCGGCGTGACTGTGACTAACCCGCACAGCGTTGTGTATCTGCTCGATGAGTACAACGCCCAGCAGGGCACCGTACTGACGGTGCAGGACGTCTACAAAGAAGCGAACTTCCCGGGTTTTGCAAAGTACGCCTATGGCCGTATTAACGACATTTCCCGCCTGATGAAAGAACGGTCCATCAACTGGCATCAAAACTGGGAGATCGGCGGCACGACGTACAACATCATGCGGCACACTCCGTATGATCGTCAGCACCTTTATCTGTACAGCGGCATGCAGAGCCAGATCGACGCCCGCGTGATTCCCGAGGTATTCCATGACAACATGCTGAAATACCGCGACGCCGAGCAGGTTACGTTCTGGCAGAACATCGACAAGCGCGAGACCATTTCGGCGACGCCTGTTGTGACCACTGCTGCCGGTGTGGCATCCAAGAAGAATGCCGCGGTGCAGCTGTCGAATGTGTTTGGATGCCTGCTGGATTGGGACGCCATCGGCTACACTCCGAAGCTGTCCCGTGTGGTCCCGACCCCCATGAACGCCCGCGGCCTGTATACGAATTTCTGGTATCACTACGGGTGGTCGTGGTACGATGACTTCACCGAGAACGCCGTTCTGTTCCTGATGACCACTGGCGATGTTACCACCCCGAGCTCTGCCAAAGCGGCAAGAGCCACCACCCTTAAAACCACCACCCATAAGGATGAGGACCCCTCGAAGTCCTGACCGGCACCGGCGGGCATCTGCCCGCCGGTTATTTTATAGGAGGTGCAAAATGCAAGCTACCTTTTATCAGTTCGCAAAGCGCACCAATAGCACAAAGCGGCCCAGCGGTGGGCAGGGGTTTGGAATCGACCTTAAAGCCCCTTGCAATATCATTGACCCCGAGATCAAAATTGCAACGCAGAGCGACCCAACCGTGTTCAATTATTGTTACCTTCCTACGTTCAGCCGGTACTACTGGGTGAAGAACTGGACATATTCGGACGGGCTCTGGAATGCCTCGCTGACTGTTGACACGCTGGCAAGCTATCGCGACCAGATCGGAAATAGTACGGAGTATGTCACAAGATCGTCGGCGCAGTATGATGGTACAATTTCAGATGGACTTTACCCGGCATCGGTTAAAGTGCAAAGTGTAACAACCGCTTTTCAAGGTGGCTTTGCGGAAACAATTAGTGGGGGATTCTTTGTTATTGGGTTTATAGCTAAAGCCGCAAACTCCATTGGGGCTATTACATATGCAGTAATGACCCCTACAAATGCCAGAAAACTATCTGCAAAATTGCTGACTGATGTGTCATACCTTAGTATTGACAATACGGAAATTAGCGACAGTTTAACAAAGGTTCTTTTTAATCCCTATCAGTATATCGTAAGTTGCAATTACTTTCCATTTGACATCGCCGAAATCACCGCACATTTACCGCTTGTTTCAAGTGTAGATGTCGGGTGGTGGTCGATAGCCGTTCCATGTTGGATTTTGGGAGAAGATAATAACAAATTAACAAAATCGGTGAGCGTGAGTATCCCGAAGCACCCTCAAGCGGTAAGCCGCGGAGGGTATTGTAATGCCTCCCCCTACACGGACTACACTATCTTCTTGCAGCCCTTTGGAGTGATACCTCTTGATGCATCTAAACTGTGGGGCGCCACAACATTATCTATACAATATGTGACTGACCTTTTTACCGGCGACAGCATTTTACGTATATTCACCAACGCAAATCAGTTAGTACACGAAACGACAGCAAAATTAGGTGTTTCTATTCAACTATCTAATATTACTTTTGGCATCCCCTCAGGTAACAACGGACTGCTTCAAACCGGTATTGCTGCTGCGTTTGGAGGTCTACAGGCCGCGTTAGCCGGTGGTTCTATTTCAGACGTCGGAAATGGTATTTTAAATGCCGCCCAAGCAACAAATGCAGATGTCGCAAGCAAGGGCGCCACAGGGTCGACAATAGCCTTTGATACAATACCCTATATGGTAGCCCGTTTTAAAATTCTTGTGGACGACAACAACGAGGACCACGGCAGGCCCCTTTGCCAGCGCGTCCAGCTGTTCAGTATTCCGGGGTTCATTATGGTAGATGATCCCGACATTGCATTAACCGCGACTGCCGCCGAGATTGACAGCGTTAAAAGCTATATGAAAAATGGATTCTTTTTAGAGTAGGAGGCGTAAACTATGGCAGTATATAAACAGTGTATTACTGATGTATCACCGATCAGAGTGACAGCCGGGTATCCGGCATACTCTGACGGCAGCCCCCACCGGGGCATTGACACGGTGCACGGAGACCATAAAGCATATGCGCCCGAAGCGGGCACCGTGGTAGTGGCCCAGCATTGGAATGGCAGCACCTCGGGCGACCAGTCATGGGGCAATATGATTAAAGTGCGAATGGCCGACGGCACGACATGGCGAGCCGCACACTTTGCCTCGCAGATTTGGAACGTGGGAGATACCATCACAAAGGGGCAGTTTATCGGCACCCAGGGAGAGACCGGCAACGTAACGGGCATTCACACACACTGGGAATATGCCGATGCAGCCGGAAACCTGAGGGACCCGTCTAGCATTATTAGAATCCCAAATCAGGTGGGCACATGGAATGTCGAGTGGGACTCGGGCGGGGGCCCTGGCCCGGGTCC